TCATCGACGTTCAATTCCTGGTCATCGCCATTCAATTTTGTGATGGCATCGGATGGAACGCCAATTTTCTTCAAAAACTTTTCAATGTTGGTCATGTATTTCAATTTTTGGGTTTGCGGCCTTTTTTCACGGGTTTGGATTCAATGCCATTCGATTGGATTTCGTCAATGGCGTCATCCTGGTCGTTGTCTTCAACTTCCGGTTGTTCAATCGTTGGTTCCTCAATCACCGGTTTGGTGACCGTTGGGGCGCTGAATTTCACCGGCTCCGACGGTTTGTTCAATATTTCATAAAACTTCGATTTGCCGCCTTTCTTGAGCGTGTTCCATGCGAATTGTGTCACCTCGGAAATTTTCCCGGTTTTGACGTTCTGAATGCGAATTTTGTTCATGTCTGAATGTTTGTTCAAATATATTGCGAAAATTACATTTTCAATTTTTTCCAATTCTTCAATGATTCTTCATTGTATGAACCAAACGTGTTCAATACTTCATCAATGAAATCTTTTGTTTCTTTTGGCAATTGCTCAAATTTTGGATTCCATTTGGTCGCCCACAATTCCGCCGCGAATTCCGTCGCGCGTGTTCCTTCGCTTGCATATAAGGAAATCAATGAATCAATTTTTTTGTAGTTTTCTTTGAAAAATTTTTCATTATTTCCCCATGAATTGATATTTCGGGAAATGCGTTCACTTTGTGGTTGAACGCTCAAATCATAAAAATGACCATATTCATGAGAAAAAACGCCCAAATATTTATTTTCATATTTGTCAACTGCAAATCCAATATTGGTGGCGTCAATCGATTCGGTTTTTTCACGTTCAAAATCTCTCAGATTTTTTTTGTTGTTGTAAACGATTGAATTTGTGTTCGGTTCAAATAACGCCACATTAGTTTGATTTTTTTCATCGTAAATGACCAAATCAATTGGTTTTTTTCCGGGGTTATTGAACAAAAATTCATTGGCAGAATTGACAACCTTCAATTTTGTTTCATTATCAAATTCCACAATTTCGCCGTCTTTGAAAAGTTTTTTGATATTATCCCGTTTTTCTTTATCAGTCAAACCAAAATTTTCACCAATGATTTCGGTTTTGGCGATTTTATCAATTAGGTCATCGCCTTCGTGGTAAACTTCAAAACCATTTTGTTTGGCTCTTTTGATGGCATCATTCAAATTTGAATCCGGTTGAAATTGGTTTTCAATTTTTTGTTCTTCTTCAGGCAAATTCAATTTTTCCCGTTGTGATTTGGTCAACTTGAATGGAATGGCCGAATGGCGACAATTGTATCCGCCCCGGTAAATGGAAAACGTTTCGGGCGATGTCCCCGGAATCGCTCCGGTTCCATTGGCGTTCATCCAGGCAATTTCCGCCGGCAAATCCTTTGTTTGAATCACACCCATGGAAACCCAACGCCGACATTGCGGCCTTGAATCTTCAATCAACGAACCGACGTATCGGTACGCGTCCAATCCGAATTCGTTTGCAATCTTCGCGTTCACCTGGCCATCGAATTGATTCAAGGCGTCTCGGCTCACTTGTTTGACATAACGCGACAACGTTCCATCAACATCCGGTGTTCCTAAAATGAACCGGCGCAAATACGCTTCCAAATCTGCCTTTGTGGAACCGGCGACGATGTTTTGAAATATTCCCGTTCGAACGGGTTCGATGAAATTGGATGAAACGCCCGAACCGGTCAAAGACTGCAAAGTTTGTTCAACCGTCGCCCGTTGGATTGGATTAATCAATTCGCCTAATTTATCCGGCGACAAATCATTGACGTCGCGATGGATGTCAAAATTGAATTGTTTCAACGTTTCAAAATTCCGCAAAAATCCGTTCACGTCCTTTGGATATGTTGAACCCTGTATTGCATCCAAAATGATTCGTTCAACCTGGTTGGTCAACAAAACGTTCCCGTCATCAAAAACAAATCGTTCGCCATCGCTCGAAAACTTTTGAACGTGTTTGGACAACGCCGCGAACACTCGTTGTTCGGTGGCCGGCAATGAATCGAAAAACGATTGATTGGCCGCCGAAACGGTCCGGTCCTGTTTTCGAATTATGGCAATGACGTTGTCATCGAATTCCATGTGGTTGGTTTACGCGGTTTGAATCAATTGGGCCGTGATATATGAATCAATGATTGGTTGGATTCGTTTGTCCAATTCTGCGAATATTTCGCCCAATGGTTTTTCCAAAAATTCCGTTCCAAATTCGGCCGTGATGGACGTCAATGTTTTGTAGGCAAACAACGAACGAATCAAATCGTCACGTTTGATGGAACCGGCGGCCAACAACATTTGTTTGTCTTTTGTGTTCAAATGATAAATGGGGTCGTAACTGACCAACACTTCGACCATTCGCGAAATGGATTTGTTTCCGGAAAAACGCTTCCGGGCCAAATCTTTGGTCGATTCAACCAAAAACGCAATTGGCGCGTTTTTGTCCGTCAACTTGTTCAATTCATCAATCAAATCGTCTTCGGTCTTCATGCTGAATGAAATCGGTTTGACGATGACCGGATTCATGGGTTCGGTGACGTTCCGATATTTTTCAATGAACAACAACGATTTGAAAATGATTTCATCAAATATGTTGTTGGATATTTTGGTCAATTGACTGAATGAATCTTCGCGGTCAATCATTTTGGCCACACCGGATTGACTTTCGTCAATTACATTCAAATGCAATGATTCTTCGGCCTTTTTGAGTAGGGTTTGCCATGCCTGGCCCGAATATTCAATGATGGAAACATCCGGCGAAATGAAACGAATCATTGGCCCGTTGACGTCGCCATCAACACCCAACGCCGGATTTGATTTTTCGCGCAAAAACACGCCGAATGGCGAACGTGAAATCACACGTCCGGTTCCTTTACACATGCCACATGTTTCGTGTTCTTCGGATTCGTGATTGTACACAACTCCATCGCGACATCCTTTCGCGTTACATGTTTCCGCAATTTCTTCGCGATACGGGAACGCGGATGTGGTCATCACGGCGGTCCAATCCGAATATTGGCGGATTGCCTCGTTGGCAAATGGAACGAACGCGGAAAAATACGAATCAAAGAAATTTTCATCCGTCAAATCGCCGCCCAATATCACACCCGGAATCATTCCAATGTTGTGTTCGTAAATGATGACGGTGTCAAATTTTTTGTCAATGGATTGGCCAAATTGAGTGTGTTTAAAAAACGCCGAATCCGTCAACGTATAATATACGGCGCCGGTCTTTTGCAATTTGCCATTGACCATGACGTCCGAAAATTCTTCATTGGCTCTCCATGTCAAAAGTCCTGGTTCCAAAACTTTGATTTGGTCGGACATCAACAACAATGGTTCGACGTCTACTTTGACGGCCGGATTGGTCAACCCTTCGCCAACCGGAATCCAAACCAACCAACCGTTCGGGTCTTCAATCATTCGGCGAACAACAAACTTTTGGATGTATGAATAAAAATATTGGCCATCCAATTTGTGTTCACTCAAATATGTGTTCAATTCATCCGAAACCGAAATTGAAAAGTTGGCATTCTGAAAGATTCGGAACAATTTGTCAATCGCTCGGTTCATCGAACCTTTTGTGATTGGCTCGTAAATGGCCAAACGATATTTTTGGACGTCCGGGTCTTCATTAGGACGACGGGCCGTCAATATTTCTCCGGGGTTTTTTCCGCGCGTGTGAATGAACATGGTGTTCCGAACCTGGTTCCAATGTTCCCAATTTTTGGGGTGATATTGGTCATTATTCAACGCGGTCGATATGTTTTCAATTGTCATCATTCGCATGTTAGTGATTTGTCACATTCGCATCGTTCGAATGTGGTTTCCAAAAACCATTGTGAACCAATTTCGTTGTTCTTAGTCACTTCACCTTGAATTTGATATTCGGTTCCGTTGACATATACATCGCGGCCCGTGAAAATATTGACCAACAATCGAACAAACGGTTCCGGCAAATTCATTGTCCGCAACAACCAGGATTCGCAGTATTGCGCGGCGGTTGTTTTCAATGTGGTTGAAATCGTTTCTTTTGTGATTGTGAAATTGGTTCGTTCAAAATAACCGGGAACCCTAATTTTATTTGAATATTGGAACGGCGAACCCGAACCCGAACTAAATGTGTCACCATAAAAGAATCCAAAACAATCCGTTCGCGGATAAATGGATTCAATCACAACCGTTGGTTGATTTGGCGCACATGGTGACGTTTTGAATGGCTCCGAACAAAACTCAATTGTTGACGTTGCATCCGGCAAACAATCGTTTGTTGTGGAAAACGTAAACAGGAAATAAAAACATGGTTCCAATCCGGCGCCCAACATATAAGTTTGGATGGCCGACAAATTGAATCGAATCATTTGGATTGGATTGGCAATTTCATTTCCCAAATAATCCGTCGTTAATGAATCACCAACATAATGTTCCGGCGCAATGATTGGAAACATTTCTTCGGTGATTTCCAACGGGGTGTCATCACAACACGCGCGAATTTCAAAGGTCGCAAAGGTTGTAACTCCAGGCGTCAACAAATCGGTTGGCAACCAACCAAAATCACAACCCCTTTGTTCAAAATCACCTGGTTGTTGGAATTGAAAATCAATGGTGTCACCTGGTTCAATCGGAATCCAAAATGGAACGTCATTCAAACACAATTTGCAATTCCATGAATCATTGCAATCACACAACACCAATCCATTGGTGGCG